GGTTGGGAAAAAGGAGATATAGGAGAATACTCCCCGTCTATAAATTCGAACCTATACGCAAAGCGAGGAAATTCCTCTTTCATTAAGGAAGAGTCTATAGTCGTCTCGTGAGACATAGTACTGTTTCTGTTACTATCCAAAAAGCTAATACTTCTGTAAGGGGCAAACCTAGCCACTCTAATATGCTCTTCTGATGTATACTCAAATGCTCCGGAATCCATAGCCCTACTGATGTTGATTCTACGGGGGGAATTATAATCGTCTGTCCAAAAAAGGAAATCTTCTAAGATATTAACGCCTGTTATTAAGTGATCCGGACTGAAATTTAGAAATGACCCTTCCACTAGGGTAGTAGGGGGACCTGTTTTGGATTGATCATAAAGATATATAGCGGATAAACTAGTATCAGTAACTCCAGCTACAAACCATATAATAAAGTCTTTTTTTGTATCTGTTATAGATCCGATACAGCTAACATCCTCGTCTTCTAAAGCTACACTATAAGGTATCTTATTGCTAAAGATATTCTCAGCAGCCCCAACATCAGAGCCTTCTGACCTGCTTATATTTATATTCAAGGCATCTCTATACTCTCCCGACGGCATTAGTCTGTCGTCTACGTCTTTATTCATCTTCCCTCTCAGGAAAGTGTTATCGATTGAAGCCATTCTTTATATTAAAGTATTTTAGTTCTAGTTCTCATTACTCTTGCAATTTCCTCTATCTTTGTATTAGATAACCTAATCTTAGCATTACGCAATTTAGCTCCTCTGTCCTGTTTAAATCTTCTAACTATATATTCAGGCACATTGCTCCTGGAAGCTAGAATAGAATAAGCTATATGAGCATATAAGGCATCTTCAGCCATCTTTGGAACTCTCATATCAGCGTCAGCTCCTAATCCATCTGTAATATATTCTAATATTATAATCTCATCCACTAGATCGCTAGAAAATGATATCTTACCTAATCTCTCGTTTATAGTGAACACGTTTAAAACAGGAGCCCTCGCGGCTTCAAACAACCTTGTTTCGGCTACAGAAGTCCCCTCTATATTTTCCCCAACGAAGTCTTGCATAGGTAATCCGTTATCCTCTTGGATAGGAGATTCTGTTGGATTTGACGTTTTCCTTGTAGGATAAATTATATGTTTTACTCCCAAATCGTCCACTGTGGATATCTTAACATAGTTAACATAGTCTTGAGGCAGGGCTACGGATAAACTGTTAGGTATAGACAATTCTTGTTGCTTAATACTCTTTAAGGTATCATAAGAAAACTCCTGTAATCCACGTTTCGCGTGGAATAATACGTCGGAGGTTCTAACGCTTGGTATAAGTTTGCCTGCTCCCACATACCCTACTATAAAGTTATTTACAACGTCTTTTAGTTTTATACCTGTATAACTACCTAAATTACTGTCTTTCAGTCTAACGCGGTAATGGCCTGCTGCCCAGCTTCCGCTACTTATTACTATGGTATTCTTATCTATATAGTATTTCTTAGTGGCTGCTCCTACTACCGTATATGGATCGTAACCATCAAGACTGTATTCTAAAATGAAGTTATTTAAAGAATAATATGTATCCTGCGAATCTACTGAATCTATGGAATATATTTTTAATTCCTCATCAAAAGTATATGGTCCAATAGTTGTCGGGTCTGCACTCTCTACCTTTATTACCTGGGAGCCAGCGTAGTACTGTTGACTAGTTTCTTTTATTAAGCTCATTTATTAAGATTTTTGTTCTGCTTCTTGTTTCTGAATTAGGCCCATAGCAGATTGTATAATGCTTGGGTCTTTTATAATAACCCCTGAGTAAAGTAATATTTTTAAGATAATTTCTGTTTGTTCCGAGGGGTGCAGTTCAAAGTCCACACTACTCCCTGTATAAATATAAACGCCATTATCCCCTTCTGTATATTCCCATTTGGGGTCTACAGGCTTTCTTATGAAATCAATATCTATTTTTGTTTCATCTATACCTACTGTAACATCTACATCCGGTTCTATGAATATTCTTTCCTTCTCGTACAAGTATACGGGGAAGTCTAATGATGGTGCTGTAAGGGGGGAATTTTTTATATTGTAGAATTCGCTTCTCCCTAATCTGTCTATTTCTTTACCTTCAACAGATAAAGTACCCATTCTGTAGAAGTCAACAGGATCACTAAAAATGTCAGAGGTAGGAACCTTATAATGCTTCTTGGGCGAAGATAGCCTAATTAATTGTCCGGAAGTACGAAAAATATTTATCTTTTCGTCTAAGTTTTCTGTTCTGTCTGAATGTTCAACATCCGTTTGAGGTATACGCAAGTATTGGTTTAAGTCTTCGAAGTATTTTTCGAATATCTCAAGCTGCACTTGTCTTGCCAAATTGTTAAATTCGTAAGGCGATAAATACCCTCTCTGTTCTTTATTTAATATAGTTAAAACAGTCGTATAGACAGTGTTTACGTTTACGCTCATATTTTTATTTTATTATAATACCATAGCGGCAACGATATGTCACCGCTAGATATTAATATTACATGCTAATTAAGTTTTTTCCCAATCGACTTGTATACCTCCACTCCTTCATCAGTCTTTAAGAATGATGCGAATGCAGAGTATGGATTTTCCTCAAATGGTACGTTCATTAACTTTTTACCGTTAGATGCCCATTTAAAAGTCCTCTGGTCTTGAGAAAGTTTTATGATATTCGCTTCAGTGGCTTTAATGGCGAAGTTTCTTAATTGAACGTTTTCGTCATTAGCTAAGTCTAAAAATAGCTTAGGATTCCTCTTGGCGAATAATAGTAAATCTCTTTTAAGTTCTTTGGAGCTCATCTTAGATACAGCCGACCCATTTTCAACACGTAAGATAGCCTCTACCGTATCTATATCTAAAGCTATAGCCGCATTTAACGCCTCCACTTCAAATTCGATATCTTCTAGCTCATCTTTAGCCTCCATTTGGGGGTCATGCTCACTATACCTTATCCCTTGTAGAGGGTGATATAAACTTAAAAGTTTTTGTAAATTCTGAAATCGTTTAGGGACATATAAATGTCCATTTAAGAATGTGATATGACCTAAGGTTGCTTCTCCTTTTTGTTCATCCCTTAATGGGCTTGGCATATTTGTTGCATATCGTAATTCTCTTTGCTCTCCTTTCGATTCATCAAACCACAATAATGGTTTTCTTAATGAATGTCTAGAAGGTATTGTATATGATAAAGGGGATTTATTCCCTGTTAAATAGTAGTGGCGATCTTTAATATCCCACGCTGCTTCTTTTTTCTTTGCTGTTGCCATGATATAATATAATTTAATAAGTAAATGTAATAAAGTAATAGTTTACCCCCGACGAAACATCGAGGGTAAATACTACTTTTGAATATTAAGAGTTTTTGAATAATACAAAGTTGTTAGCACCTTGCACACATAAACATCTTTCTGATAAGAAGTGTACAGACATCAAATCCTCGTCGGTTGTGTAAGCACCGCCAACTGAACCTGTAATCCACGTCTTCAACTTACGATCTTCCGTTTGGGAAGCTCTATAACGAACGTGTAAGAAAGGTCTTCTGATGTTAGAACCTAAAACTTGGTCATAAACAGTAGAAGTACCAGCTGGAATTAAGATACCATCAATTCCGTCTGAATTGCCTGATTCCCCAGAATTGCCTCCTCTAGTTGAAGCATCATTCAAGTATTTCCAGTCAGTCTTATAGAAGTCATAAGAACCTCTTCTGAATCCAGAGAAACCTAAGTTTAAAGCCATATCTTTATCATTATCGAATAAACCATAAGCAGATCCAGCTCCAGAGTTACCTCCATTAAGACCAGCTAGCATATCGTCAAAGTCTAGGTTTGTGTTACGATCTAGGAATAACATGTTCTCTTCAATAGCCCCTTCAGAATCTAATCCTCTAAGAATATTATCAAAGACGTCTAGGTTCGATCCGACACCTCCTGAGTTAACGTGTCCACGCTCCCCTACGGCATAGAATAAACCGTCTGTACCTTTAGCTCCCTGATCTGATGCAGAAATACCTCCAGATGCTTGGCTAGAAGGCTCTGACTCAATCATAGCCATCTCTAGGTAATCCTCAAAACGTAGTCTTGTTTCAGATTCAGATTTTAAGTACCATAAGAAGCCAGAAGTTCCGTCCTCGGTGGCTACCTCAACCCATCCAATCTGAGCTGCATCAGAGCCGTTCACTCCGTATTTGTCTTTTATGATAATAGGGGAGTTGCTGTACTGTGTGAATTGGGCTTCAACCGCTCCACTCATTCCAGGTTTACCTTTGTCAAATTCAGAACCGAATACAAATACTTTCAAATCGTTATCTACGAAAGTCGATTCCCAAGCATCGGCATCAAAAGGATAAGCGCTAATAGCATTACTTCCTCCCGTAACTGTCTTTACGATCGCTTTTTGTTCTTTACCTGTTGAGGGATCGAATACAACGATTAAAGAATTTGCTCGGATAGCGTGATTATCCACATTTCCATCTGCATCTTTGATAGCTATAGTAGCGCTGTCCGCGTCGCTGATGATACACTTATCGTAAGAAATATGTAATCTGTTTTGTTCACTCCAAACTACTTGGTCTGAAGTCATAGGCATTTCTGCCCCTACCATACGTAAGAATCCATTTAAAGTACGGTTTCCGTATCTTTCAACTTCTGCTTCGTAGATTTCTGGTAGATATTGTTGTGCGAAATTGTTTCCTGTGTCACTAGTGAAATCAATATAATTTCCTGACGTTGCTTGCAATTTTGCTGATGGGACTAAGTCCCCAAATGCTGGTGTAAAAGCCATTTTAAATAATTTTAATTGTTAAAGTTTTATTTTTTTTATTCTTAACTTTGAAGGGCTCTCTCCGCTTACTGATTTGATTCTTACTCCATTTACAAACTCTCCACTAGGAGCAACCTGTCTTGGGGCCGCGTTAATGTTCTTGGACTTAGCTGTAATATCTTTTATTGCATCCGCCTTGCCTTGTTCGTAAAAATGGTTAATAACCTTGTCAGCATTTCCCGCAACATACATCGCTTTATGGTAACCGTTATAATCAGCTATTTCTCCTTTTTCATTCAGAAACTTTCCTACGAAATTGTTTAAATCTGATTGTGTATTTGCTACTTTTGAAGTGTCTTTTAATCCGTAACGGAATTTTTTATCTCCTAAACTGAAATCAAAACCTTTGAAATCTTCGGAGAAAAAACTATTTGTCTTGGATTGAAAAACGTCTCTTCGCTTTTGTATGGTAGATTGCTCTTCATTATATCTGTTAAAAAAGTCAACAGCCTCTTGTTGTTTTTGGGTAGTTCCCGGTCTCAACTTGATCTCGTCGTAATATTTACCCTTTAAATCTTCAAGAAAACCCTTGGCTTTCGCAACTTCTTCTTTGAACGCAAGTTTCTTCTTGCGTATATCTTTATCCTCGTCTATATCTTCATCATATTCGAAATCATCCATTAAGATTTCTATATCGTCTGAATCTAAGTGAGGTTTACTTTGTTTATAATATTCTTTTAATAATACGCTTTCGTTAACATCTGAATAATCAGAGTTAAGACGGACGTAATCTTCTAAGGTCCCCCCGGTTTCATTCATAAACTCAATCACCTTTTCAATGTTCTCCGGTATTTGAATTCCCAACTCTTCCCCTCGAGCGGTAGCCTCTACAGCTTGTTCTCCTAATTCTTGAATCTGTTCGTCCGTATCCTCTTCTTCAATCTGCACGATCTGCACTTCTTCATCACCAGCTTCTTCAACTGCCTCTTCAACTACTTCTTCAACTACTTCCTTTAATTCAACTTTAGCATCTTCTGCCTCTTTAGTTTTGGGTTCCGTTATGGTAACCTTAGGAATGTCTTCCTCTTTTACTTCGTCTACAGGGGCGCTGTCTACAGTAACCTTCACGACATCGTCTTTTTTCGATAGTTGCTTTGGCTTCCTAGACTTCTTTTTCATTTTAAAGTCCCCTTCTTGTTTTACGTTTTCTGACATGATATAATAATATAAAATTAATAAATATTCTATTTAGGTTCGAATTGCCCCAAACCAAATCCTCCTAGCACATCAAATCCTGCAGATTCGAAATTTTTAGGGGATGACTCACTTTGTCTTTGATTTATAAGCTCACTTTGTTGTGATGCTTGTATTTTGGTACGCTCGTCTTTTCTATCTTCTTTATAAGACTCTTTATCCCTACTCGCTCCAGCGTGTACCTCAGCTAGTTGTTTATTGAAATTAAATTCTAGCTCCATTAAACGCATCTTGATTTCAGCTTCGCGTTCTAATTTGTTTATATCGAATTGAGCTTTACCCTGCTCTAATTGCAACTTACTCTCTGTAAGAGCTTGCTGTTTCTGCACTTCTACTAATCCTGCTCTTTCTGTAGCTTCCGCGTTTGCTTGTGCTTGAGCTTGGATATTTGCTTGCTGGGCAGCTTGATCTTCTTCTTGTTTTTTTCGACGCTTTAGCCTCAGATATTTATTAGCTAAAGATATATTTGATATATTTCTAAGGTCGACGGCGTCGTCAAGGTGTATCATACCTGCTTGCAGTGCAATTTGTATGTTACTCTCTAACAACTGTTTCTCCTCTTCATCAGGCTCTAATTCTAGATAAATTCCAAAATCGTGTAAATGTAGAGATGAAATCTCATTTAATGTATTCACGTTAAATTCATTTATACTCTCTATAAGAGACTCGCCTGTTAAAGCAAATTCGATAATATCCTTCACTTTCAACGAGATGTTTTCGCACGTTCTAAGCGTAATAAAAGTAATCCCTTGTAATATATGCCTAGTTGCTGTGTTTGAGTTAGCCGCAGCCAGCTTCTGTAATCCTACAAGAGCATTCTTATCTGGAGTACTACCATCCCGGGCTTCATTAAGACCTGTTACGTCGCGTATCATCTGCAGGTAATACTGGTATGTATTTATAAGCGAACCAATTTTACCTTGTCCAGCCGATGTTTGTAATTCCTGGATAGGTATCTTACCCCTATTCATATCCCCTTCTTGAGTAAGTGATCTACCTACGATAGAACCTGTTTGGAAGAACATATTAAGCGCTTCTGCTGGATTGTAGTTTGTACCATTACCTAAGTCCACTTCAGCTAATCCGTCAACATCCACATATACACCATCAGGAACTATTCTTGCTGTGACTTGTTGTAGTTTAAGGTGAGCAAGTTGG